TCGGTCATCGGGTACTAAGAGTTCCTACGGTGTGGGGGCCGACCCCCTCTTTCCTTTCGCTGCCTGCCTCTCTTCGACACCGGGTGCAGCTATCCTATCACCCCACATTAATAATGTTATAACGATCGTTGGTTAACTTCGTCATATCTGGCTCTTCATTAGAAAACACAATCACATGAGGTACTTTCCTCAATAGCTTCGATGCACTCTCGTATTTCGGACTGAAGACGACTTGATCCTTCAACGCCTCCAGCACGGAGTATTGTAGATACATCATCTCCCCGCGGGGTACATCAAACAAGAAGATATGTTTAGTTTCGTCAATCGCAAATGCCAAGTCATCACGCTTGCCAATACGGAATACTTGGGTCTTGTCTCCATGTTTAGATAAAGCCCAACGAGTCACCCAGCTCTTACCAGAACCGCCTTCTGGGTCCACAACGAAGTGGATACGACGTCGGTGGGCTTCTTCTTGTTGGATCAGAGCACAAACTGTTAATTGCCATCCAAGGCGGGGTTGTTGGTCTCCAACGAAGTCGATCGGGGGGAGGGTGTTCCTCGCGATGGAGTAACAAGCTCGATAATATCGGGCGAATAGCGAAGGGAAGTTGGCAACGAGTTCACGTTGCGACGGTAGTCTTCCAAGGTCCTTAATCCAGTCGATGTAGCGATCCCAGTCGGTCCTGCGGCCTGGCTCTGGGGCTGGGAGGAGACCATACTCCTCAAAATCGCCATCTTTCTTGCAGTAATCAGAGGCTTGTTCGTGGGAACTATTGGAACTCTTGCGTTCCAAATGTATACCAGGATGAAGACAGAGCGCACGTTTCGCAGCAGCCAAACGATGGTTGCTCTTAAAACAAACGTAACCCTGCAAGTGTGGCGTGCCACTTGCACCGACTTCCTTTCCGAAGATAAGATAATCAACAGTAGGAGCAAGAGCATGGAGATGGATGATATCCGTGGGAGCGTAATTGTTAAGCGTAAAGCACCAGTACTTTCCTTGCATGATGGGATGGGATGGAGGTGAGCTTAGGGTAATACTGGGCCTAAGCTCATTTTTATGAAACATGCGCATTCCTGCAAAACTCATAAAAGGCAAAATCGTGCTCAGTGGAGCCGAAACTGCGCGCGAGTTCGGTCAGTGGTATTTGAACCGCTGGAAAAAAGATTATCCAGACTTATACGAGAACCGGTGGAGTACCAAAATGCCGTACACTAGTCGCAGACGTGGCAGGCGTTTAACCGCGAAACGTGCAATCGTGGTATCGCCGGCAAGGTCACCTAAAAGACGCCGGCAGACAACTCAGCATTCAAAAGGCGGTAGTTCAAAAGCGCGGTTCTCAACGACAAACATTGGAGTTCGCGTTGGTGAAGGTACCACCAAGAAGGTTCTCAGCCATCAGAATGAGGCACTGGAACTAGATACACAAGATCTACGGTTCTGGGACCTCACCGCCATTGGTAAAGGCGACGGAATTAACGAGCGTACTCGTCAAATCATCAATCTAAGAGGATTCAAAATGCAGGCATGGTTTCAAAACAGATCCTCCCTCCCATTAGTCGTTAATTGGGCTATTGCTGCTGGTAACCAAAAGAATGTCATCTCGTCGACTGACTTCCTTCGTGGTTACGGCTCAAGCCGATGGGTAGGCATTAGCGCTGGTTCAGGCTTAGATCGCGCTCTAGGCGACATCAATATCGATGAATATGTTGTCCTGAAGCACAAGCGTTTTAGCCTAGCAGAAGCCACGGTCAATACCGAAGGAAATGCCGTGCCATTCAATACAGATGCAAAGATATCTAGTTGGAAAATGAAAGAATTCTATATACCCATTAAGCGACAGCTGAGGTACTCAACAGAAGCGGCTATTAGTTGCCTTGATAAGGTATTCTTCGTCGTCTGGGTTGATTATCCAGGTGACGCCACTACCGCGGGTCCCCGCGAGAAGGTTCTAAAGCTGGATTTCAACTCAGTTATTTATTTTAAAGAGCCTAAGAATGATTAGGATCGGTCATCGGGTACTAAGAGTTCCTACGGTGTGGGGGCCGACCCCCTCTTTCCTTTCGCTGCCTGCCTCTCT